TTGTAGCAAGGGAAAAAAACTATAAAAAATCATCACTAGGTAAGAAAAAACGAAGTGTTAAGTTTTCATCAATGAATAAATCTAAAAAACGTAGTTGGAAAGCGTATAACGGGCAAGGAAAATAGAAATATGGCCGTAAGAGAGGGAGATAAACTTACAACTGGTCATGCTTGTACTGGAATTACAGATTTAGCAATATCTTTAGTAAGAACAGTAAAGGCAAACGGTATTGTAGGTGCTGTACAAGGCACTCCTACAGTAGGACACCCAGCTCCACCTACTCCCATCTGTCCTGCTCACGTAGCTGCATTAAATCAAGGATCAACAAATGTAAAGATAGGTGGTATACCTTGGGGTCGTGTAACTGATAGTGCTGACGCAGGTGCAATGATTTCAGGATCCTTAAACGTTTTAGTAAACGGCAGATAATTCATATAAATATAGTTATGGCCTACTCAAACTATGACGCAAGTACAACTAACAAAAGTAAAAGATCAAATAGAATCTATAGTGATTTAAATTTAAGTTTTACTAAAAATCCTGCAACTAAAGATGTTGCAAAGTTATTTGATGTACAAGCAATTAAAAGGTCTGTTAAGAATATAATCTTAACTAACAAATATGAAAGACCATTTAATTCTGACTTCGGTTGTAATTTAAGAGGTTTCTTATTTGAGAATATTACTGAACCTTTATTAGTAGTAATAAAAGATAGAATATCCATGGCGATTGAAAAATATGAGCCAAGAGTTTCAGTAGAAGATGTTGTTGTTCAAAGTGATGAGGCCGACAACGGCATTAATATTATGGTTTCATTTAAAATAAATGGTGTTGAACAACCAGTATCAGTATCAACATTTTTACAAAGAGTAAGATAAGATGGCACAACACAGATTAGATATTTCAGAATTAGATTTTGAAAATATAAAAGGCTCACTTAAAAGATTTTTAGCAAATCAAAACGAATTTAAAGATTATGATTTTGAAGGAAGTTCTCTTTCAATTTTACTAGACTTACTAGCGTACAATACACACTACTTGGCATACAATGCTAACTTTGTTGCCAATGAAATGTTTTTAGATACAGCACAATTAAGATCAAGTGTTGCGTCATTGGCTAAATTAGTTGGTTACACACCTAACTCTGCTAGAGCACCAATCGCTGATTTAAAATTAGTAATCAATGATGGTACAGGATCAACAATTACAATTCCTGCAGGCACAAAATTTTCATCTGCAATAGATGGTTTAACTTATACATTTGCTTCTATCGCTGACAAAACAGTTCAACCCGTTGATGGCATTTATACAGCACAAAGTTTAAATGTTTATGAAGGTACATATGTTACATACACTTATACAAATGACACAAGTGATATAGACCAAAGATTTTTAATACCTAGTGACAGAGCAGATACGACTACAATAAAAGTTGTTGTACAAAATAGTGCTTCTGATACTACATCAAACACTTACACAAAAGCAACTTCTATTACACAATTAGATGGCACATCAAAAGTTTATTTTTTACAAGAAGCTGAAGATGGTCAATTTGAAGTGTATTTTGGTGATGGTGTTATTGGTAAAAAATTAGATGATGGCAATATTGTTGGTATAAGTTATGTTGTAACAAACAAAACAGAAGCAAACGGTGCTACAACATTTTCATTATCAGGTTCTATTTCAGGTTTTAATGATGTAACTGTTACAGTTAACTCATCAGCACAAGGTGGCGCTGATGCTGAAAGTTTAGAAAGTATAAAATTTAATGCACCTAGTTTTTATGCGTCACAAGATAGAGCAGTTACGGTAGAAGATTATAAGACAAAAGTAAAACAACTTTATGCTAACACACAATCAGTTAGTGCTTGGGGTGGTGAATACGCTGAAACTCCATTCTATGGTAGAGTTTATCTTTCTATCTTACCGACAAGTGGTTCTAACTTAACTGATTCTACAAAAGATAGAATAGTAAAAGATTTAAAAAAATATTCAGTTGCTTCAGTAACACCAGTTATTGTTGATCCTGAAACTACAGATTTAATTATAACATCTACGGTTAAGTTTGATGAAACAAGCACACCTAAAACTGCTGATACAATTAAATCAAACGTAATTACAACTTTAACAAATTACAATACAAACACTTTACAATCTTTTGATACAATATTCAGATTTTCAAAACTAACTGGTTTAATTGATAGTACAGATGATAGTATTCTTTCAAATATCACAACCGTTAAATTAAGAAAATCATTTTTACCAACAATTGGTAGTTCTACAAAATATACAATCAACTTTGCAAACGCATTATACAATCCACATTCTGGTCATAATACTGCTTCAGGTGGTATTTTAGAATCATCAGGATTTAAAATTGAAGGCGATACAACAAACGTATGGTTTTTAGATGATGATGGTCAAGGTAGTGTAAGAAGATATAGATTAGATGGTGCTGTAAGATCATATGCCAATAGTTCACAAGGTACAATAAATTATTCTTCAGGTCTAGTTGAAGTAAACTCTTTAAATGTTTCTAATATAGAAAACATAAGAGGTGTAGCTTCTACGGTTATAGAAGTTACGGTTAAACCTAATTCAAATGACATTGTTCCTATTAGAAATCAAGTATTAGAAATTGATGTTGCAAATAGTTCAGTTACGGTTGAGGCTGACACATTAGTAGGAGGCTCAGCAAACGCTGGTATTGGATATACCACGACTAGTAGTTATTAAATGAGATGGCCGACTTTAAAGATAAAATATCAAACCTTATAGAATCACAAGTACCTGATTTTGTACTTGAAGACCACCCATTATTTTTAGACTTTGTAAAAGCATATTATCAGTTGATGGAATCAGCTGAAATAACATTAACAAATATCGGTGATCCAGACCACATAGTATTAGAAGGTAGCACAGCAGGTAAAACTGTAATTGATGGTACTAATAACAATAAAGATGATAGTGGTGATAACTTTCTTTTAGAGGATACAAGTTATGGTGATTTTCAAAATGGTGAAACTATAACTGGTTCTACATCTGGTGCAACTGCAACAGTCTTAATTGAAGATGTGGATGCTGGTGCTCGTTTATTTGTAACTCATCAAAACAAATTTATAGAAGGTGAATTAATAACAGGTTCATCTTCAGCTGCTCAGGCAACTATAGGTAAATACAGAGTAAATCCAGTTCAAAATATTCAACAACTTTTAGATTACGCTGATGCAGATAAAACTATATCAGGCTTCTTATCTAAATTTAGAAACTCATTTTTAACTTCTATACCTGAAAATTTAACAACAGGTGTAAGTAAAAGTAAGTTAATTAAAAATATTAAAACGTTGTATCAATCAAAGGGTACAAAACGTGCAAGTGAAATATTTTTTAAATTACTATTTAATGAAACTGCTGAAATAAAATATCCTAAAGATGAAATGTTAAGAGTATCCGATGGTAAATGGGATACTAGAAAAATATTACGTTGTTTAGAAGTAGGCACTTCAGACGCTACAAATCTTATAGGACAAAAAATTACACAAGCAAACGATCCAACAAATATAAATGTAAACGAAGCAACTGCTATAGTTGAAGATGTATTTAAATTTTTAGTTGGTGGTGTTACAGTTACAGAATTAGTTTTAGGTGACAAGTCTGTGAATGGTGTGTTTGTTGATGGTCAAACAATTACAGGTACAGACAGTACAGATTTAGATGTATTAGTTTCATTAACAGTTTCAAGTATTATTGATAATAAAACACTTACAAATGATGGCGCATTATATAGTGCTGATGATGATGTTGTTGTAACTGGTGGTGGTACAGGAGCAATTTTAAAAATAGATACAATAGGTCCTGGTACTATAAAAGAAATTGTTGTAGATAATGGTGGTACTGGTTACCTTGCAGGCGATGTAATTAATTTTAGTTCTGGTACTGCGTCTGCAAAAGTTTCTATTGTTAATGGTAGTGTAACACTAGAAAGTGGCACAGGTACTGGTCAATTAACTTTAGAAGATGAAACAGGTACTGATGACCATTACCATGGAGATAAAGTTGTACAAGAAAGTGGCACAGGTGTTGGTGATATTACTGACGTTAGAATGATAGACAATGGTAATAGTTATAGTGAATTACCTACATTAACAGTTACATCTACATCTGGTGAAAACGCTAAAGTATTAGCATATGGTTCAGAAATAGGTCGTGCATTAAAAATTAAAGTTGTAGAGGCAGGTTATAACTATGCAAATAGTCCTGCACCAACAATAAAATTACCAACGTATATTTTATACACATCTCTTTCAGGTTCAACAACAGCAAATGAAACTGCTACAGGTGCTTCAAGTGGTGTTACTGCTACGGTTGTTTCTATTGATACAACAAAACAAATTGTAAAATTAAAAAATCATAGTGGTATTTTTACTGAAGGTGAAACGATAAACTTTTCAGGTGGTGCTTCATTAGTTGCTAGTAAACTACAACAGGCAACTGGTACAGTAACAGTAGCACCTATCGTAA